GCCTATGCCGCGTCTGCCGCTGAATCAGAAGCCCCTGCTGGCGCACAGACAACGGCTGCCACGGTGAAGAAGGAGAAGTCCAAGGCCAACCTGAAGATCAGCCTGGCTGGCTTGCCCAGCTCCTCCGGCTCTGGTCTCAACATCGGAGTCTGATCATGTGTGCAGGAGGCGGCGGCAACAACCGACATCACGAGGAGGAAGCCAAGCGCCGGCAATGGGCAGCAGAGCGTGCCGCTCAAGAGCAGCAAGCAAGGATGGAAGCCCTTGCTCGTGAGCGTGAGGCCGTAGCCGCTCAGCAGCAGGCGCAGATGCAGCAGATGGCTGCACAGCAACAGGCTGCTGAGATTGCGCAGCAGCAGCAGACGGCTGAGATGCGTGTTCAACAGCAAGAACGTCTGGCTGGCATCAACGCCAGGGGCCAGGCTGTCACCCAGTCATTGCGGATCCTGTCGCAGCAAAGCGCCCAGGCGCCAACGGCCCAGGCCACCGGCCGTGCTGCTGGTGTCACTGGGGCTAAGCAGACCACAGCTGGTTTGCGCATTGGATCAACTGGCCGGGGCACTGGATCCGGCGCCAACGTCGCGGTGTAACCCATGGCTACAGCAGAACAGCGTTACCGGGCACTGCAGCCTGACCGCGACAACTACCTCGATCGTGGACGGTCAGCATCACGGCTGACGGTTCCCTACCTGATCCCCACCAGCAATGAGCCGGTGCGGGAGAACAACGAATCGTTTGTTCTGCCGTGGAATGGCATTGGTGCCAGGGGTGTTCACAACCTGGCCAGCCGTCTGCTGTTGGCTCTCCTGCCGCCAACTGAGGCGTTCTTCCGCTTCACGGTGGATGAGATCGCCATGCAGAAGCAGGAGATGCAGATGGCACAGCAGGGTGCCACTGAAGATCAGATCGCTCAGATGAAGTCTGAGATCGAGCTGGCGCTGAACCGTCTGGAGCTATCGGTGCTGCGCAGCATCGAAACCAGCAATGACCGCGTGGCTGTTCACGAGGCGCTGGTGCACCTGATCGTGGCTGGCAACTGCTTGCTCTACGTCAGTGAGGACGGTCTGAAGTGTTTCCACCTCAACCGCTACACCCTCCTGCGTGACCCGATGGGCAACCCCGTGGAAGCGGTGGTGTGCGAGGAGCTGAGCGTTGAAGCGCTGCCTGATTCCATCCGCCGTGCGATGGAAGAGGAGGACCAGGAACTGAAGGGCATCATCGATGGTGAGGTGCCGGTGCCTCGGTACGACAAGAGCGTGCGGGTCTACACCCACATCGTTTGGGAAGGGAAGCGTGTCCACTGGCACCAGGAGCTGAAGGGCCAGGAGATTGAGGGCACCCGTGGCTCATCGTCTGCTGAGGCATCGCCGTGGCTGCCGCTGCGCATGATCCGTGTGGATGGCAGCAGCTATGGCCCTGGCTACGTGGAGTCAGCGTGCATCGCTGATCTGCAAACTGCTGAGGCGCTCAGCCAAGCCGTAGCTGAGGGTGCGCTGGTATCTGCCCAGGTGAAGCATCTGGTCAAGCCCAGCGGTGTCACCAATGCCAAGCAGCTGGCGGAATCACCCAACGGTGCGTACCTCCCTGGCAACCCAGACGATGTGTTCACCGTTCAGGTGCAGAAGGGTAATGACCTGAACGTGGCGATGTCTGCTCTGCAGCGGATCGAAGGTCGCCTGGCTCAGGCATTCATGCTGGCTGACATGCGGGACGCTGAGCGCGTCACCGCTGAGGAAGTCAGGCTGCAGGCCCTGCAGTTGGAGAACAGCCTGGGTTCGATCTACGCGATCTTGACGGTTGAGTTCCAGAGCAAGTACATCGCTCGCAAGCTGGAGCTGTTCACCCGTCAGGGTGGGATGACCCAGCTGCCGGAGGGCCTGGTGAAGCCGATGGTCAGTGTTGGCCTGGCTGCTGTCGGCCGCGGCAATGACCTGGAGAAGACTGCCCGCTTCATGCAGATCCTGCAGCAGACGATCGGTCCGGAGGGGTTAGCTCAGTACGTGATCCCAACTGAGCTGATCCGCCGTCTGGCCAGCTCGATGGGTATCAGCCCGTTGGGTCTGGTCAAGTCCGATCAACAGCTTGCTGCTGAAGCTCAGCAACAGCAGCAGATGGCCATGGCTCAACAGGCGATGGCAGCTGGCATGGGTGACCCCCAGAAGCTGGCGAACGCCGCGGCCACCTCTCAGGAGATGGCAGCGGCACAACAACAACCCCCTGAAGAACTCACCGCATGACCGATTCCAATCTTGTCCTCAGCCAGCCGGAAGGTGAGCTGCAAGGAATGGTGGCTCCTGGCCAGGAGAACATCCTTGATCAGTTCGTTGCCGAGCAAGAGCAAGAGGAACAGCAGAAGATCCTTGGCAAGTTCAACTCCCCCGAGGAGCTAGCCAAGGCGTACACCGAGCTGGAAAGAAAGCTGGGTCAGGGAAGCAAGCCTGACCCGGCGGGTCTCTCCGATGAAGCATCGCCTCAGACCCAGGGTTACACGGCTGAGCAAGCTGTCCAGGTCTATGGCCAGGAAGCTGTTGAAGCCTTGGCCAGCAAGGGTTTGGATCTGGCTGATGTGATGTTCAAGGCTGACCAGGGCCAGGACATCAGCGAGCACTACGACACCCTGGCCGAGACCTTCAACGTCCCCCGGCAGGTGGTGGAGAACTATGTCTCCAAGGCTCAAGCTGCTCCTGCTGCTCAAGCTGCTGGCCTCACTGAGGCTGACACCGCCCAGCTCAAGGCGATGGTTGGTGGTGAAGAAGGGTTCCAACAGCTGAGCAGCTGGGCACAGCAGAACCTCGATCCCGCCGAGCTGGCTGATTACAACGCCGTGGTGGACAGCGGTAACAAGCAAGCGATCAGCTGGGCGCTCAAGGCCATCCAGGCCAAGATCGCTGGTGTTGCTGCACCAGCTGAACCCAAGCTGATCAGCGGTGGTCGGCCGCCAGCAGTGGAGAAGTTTGAGAGCAAGCAACAGGTGCTCGATGCGATGAACAAGCGCAACGAGAAGGGCCAGAAGCTCTATGAGGTGGATGAAGCCTACCGAGAGAAGTTCATGGCGATCCTGGCTCGCAGTGAAGTGTTCGTGTAATTTCTCCTTAGGGATTACTCAACACCCCTGCAACTGACGGGCCCCTGCGGGGATAACCCGGTTGGTGAGGCGAAGGCGAGACCCAATCAACTTCTCTTTTCCAAACCATGGCTACACCTCCTGATGCAGCCCTGCAGCGGCTTGGCCAAATTAAGGGCGATGCCGCAACGTGGGGCCCCGGTGCTTCTGGTCTTGATAAGGACCGTGCACTGTTCCTGAAGCTGGGCGCTGCTGAAGTGCTCACCGCCTTTGAGGAGGCTTGCATCTTCAAGGGCAAAACCCGCGAGCGGAACATCCGTGGCGGCAAGAGCGTTGCCTTCCCCATCACGGGCAAAATGGCGGCGCGCTATCACAAGCCCGGCACCCCGATTCTTGGTGACGGCAACGACCCCTCGGACCTGAACGAGCGGGTGATCAACCTCGATGCTCTGATGATTGCTGATGCAGCAATCCCCAACATCGATGAGCTGATGGCGTACTACGACGTGCGTTCCATCTACACCACCGAGCTTGGCCGTGCTCTGGCCTATGAGTACGACAAGCGTGTTGCCCGCATGATTTTTGCGGCTGCCAGCACCACCGTCGAGCCTCTGGCCAAGGACGGTACCGCCAAGCCCAAGGGCCCGGCCAACAACACTGGCCGCATCGGTAAGACCATCACCCTGGGCACCGGCTACACCGGCGCTGGCGCTACCCGTCAGGCCAAGGGTGACGCCCTGGTGGAGGCCATCTTCGATGCGCGTATTGCGCTTGAGAAGAAGGACGTGGGCATTGATGGTGTCGTGGCTGTCTTCACTCCTGAGGACTACTACGCGATCACGATGTCCAGCCGTGCCATCAACACCGACTTCAACGGTGGCAATGGTTCCAACGGCACCATCGCTCAGGGCACCACGATGCGCGTGGCTGGTATCCCCATCTACGCCAGCAACCACCTGCAGCAGCCTGCTTACGCCCTGGTGGCCGGTGACTACAACTCCGACTACGCCCAGGAT